TCTGCGTCTGCTTCTCATAGTTCAATAAATCGTCGCGTGTAAACGCCATGCTAGTCTCTCCTGTTACACGGAATACGCTTCCGCGAGGCGGTCAGGTCTCACCCAGACATCAAAAATCAAGCAGCCTTTGCGGGCTTCTTGGGTTTAGCAGCGGCCATCGCCTTCGCGGCGGCGACCTTCTGCTCGTTCAACTCCTGTGTGTGCTTCATCGTCAGCGCGTGCTTCTGGTGCATGCGGCCCATCTCGGCCTCGTGGGCCTGAGCGGCGCGCTGCATCTCTGCCTCATGCTGTTGCTGCGCGCGCTGCTGGTCGGCCTGCGCAGAGATCTGCGCCTGTATCTGGTCGTGCTGGTGCTTCTGCGCCTGCTGGGCTACGTCCGCCTGGTGCTGCTGGCCGGCGTGCGCCATGTCCTGCATGTTACCGACGTGCTTCGCTGCGAGGTCCATCTGCGCGGACTGCATGTCGGTCTGCTGCTGGTTCTTGTCGGCGCCGATCTCGTGCGCGAGCTTGATGTTCGCGAGGTGCTTGCCGGCGGTCTCGAACTGAACCTTCTGCTGCTCCATAGGGCTAGACTGGGCGCGGGACTGCGCGATCTGGGCGTCGGCGCTCATCTTCGTGGTCTTGCCCTGGAGTAGCTGCATCTCGAGCTGCTGCTGCTGCTCCTGCATCTGCTGCTGCTGGTTCTTCTTCGAGCCGACGCCGTCCTTCTTCTCCTGCTCGGTCGGCTGGATCAGGCCCTGCTGTATCAGCGGGATCCGGAGCCGCTTCGCCATCTCCATAGCGTCCGGCGAGTCGATGTTCTTCGCGATCAGGTCCTGGATCACAGGGGCCACGGTCGGCATCGCCTCGGCGAACGAGATCAGTGTGTCGAGCGCTTCCTGGCGCGCCGACTGGAAGCTCGGGCCGATGGTGACCTCAACGTCGTAGGACCCCTTCGAGAGGTCCATCATGATGTCGCCGCTGTCCGGGTCTTCCTGGTTTACGGTGACCATCTTCTCGATGCCGTCGTGCCCGATGATGCGCTCGACACGCTCCGAGTCCATCACGGACGGGATCATGTCGACCATCATCTCCCAGGTCAGCTGCATCGCCGAGTTGTAGCCGTCGATGAACTCGAAGCTGCCCAGGTCTGAGCGCTTCGTGTGCTGCACGAGCGCCTTACCTGAGACACGGTTCATGTCCTCGGAGTTACCGAGCGCGGGGTCGAAGTAGCCGATGGTGGCCTGGATGTCTTGGATCGACATCTGCGCGAGCGCCATAGCACCCTGCGGCAGGTCGAGGGGCTGCGTCCGGAACGGCATACCGCCCTCGGCGGTCTTGTCGACGTTGTAGGGCAGGTACGGGCGTGAGGCGACGTTCGCCTGGTTCCACTCGTTCTCGTAGCCCTTGATCATGGCCTCGGTGACGAGGTAGGGCGCCTTCGGGAGGAGCGCGCTCCGCTCGATCATGTCCGAGGCGCGGGAGTTGTAGCTGCGCTGCGCGTCCTTCGAGTGACGGATCAGCGACTGGAACTTCTTGCGTCCCTCGATGTTGATGTAGCGGCCAGGGCAGCGGACGACCGGGATACGCTTCCAGTCGTAGTAGTACGGGCCTTCGAGTACGTTGGACCCGTCGACCTTGACCCACATGACCTGCCACTTGATGGTCTTGCGGACCATCTTCTCGCCGGTCTTCTTGTTGGTTGCGATCCGGGTAACGCCGCTCTTCTCGTGCGTCAGCCCGTGATCATCGAGGTGCGCCTCGGTCGCGCGGAGGTCGGCGTCGTACTCGCGTACGGTGCCGTCGGTCATCTTCGCGATCATCTTCTCGCGCGGTATGCGCTCGAAGTACTCGGCGATCCGGACCTCTTTGTCGGTGAACCAGCCGTAGCTGTCGCGCGACATGTTGAAGCTGGAGCGGTGACCGACCGGGTTCTCGCCGGTCGTGTACAGCTGGTCGTAGACGTCGTCGGAGATGCGCTCCGCGACTATGCAGCGGTTCGCGTCGCCCGCGCACGCGTCAGCGCACTGCGGGTCCCACACCACCGTCTGCGGGTTCGCGATGTTGATCACGCGAAGGACCTGGTCGAACGCGCCCTCGCCGTCGTCCTGCATGTAGGTCGGCATGATCCGCCACGCGCCGAACCCGCCGGCCACGGCGAACTTGAACTGCTCTTTATAGATCTGGTCAGCGCGGGAGCACTGCTCGATTGAGCGGCAGAGGCCCGCAAACACATCGGCAACCGCTTCGGCCGCACCCTCGGACGCGGGCCTGACCTTTCCGGAGGCGCGAGTCTGGCGCATGTCGGCGACGACCATGTTCACGGGCTGCAGGCACCGGTTGAAGGTGTAGCACGGCTTACCGCGACGGTTCTGGAGGACTACCGGGTCCCACTGTCCTTGAGCTTCAGCGTTGTAGATAAAGTTCAAGTCTTCGGAGTGCATGCGCCGGTTCTCTTCCCAGGCGCCGACTCCATCGTCATGAAAGTTGCGGATGCGAGTCATCAGTGCGCCCTGGTCTTCGATATCGAATCCCTTGACGCTAGGCAACGCGCCGGGTTTCCCCGGCACGTCACCAATCAGATCCCAATTGTCACCCGCGTTCGTACCCATTTACGTCGACATCTCGTCCAGGATCGCGCGCTGGCCGTCACCGACAAAAACGCCGTCAAAGGTGTTCGCCGGGATATACTTCGCTGCCCCGTCGTTCTTCCATTCGTGCACGGGTTTTTGGTCCTTTGTTTTTCGTCCGCTATCGACCAGCTTCTGGTACTGGACCCGCACCTGGTTGCGGATCGCCGGGTTCTTGAAATTGAACGGAGCGACCTTACCCTTGCGTTCGATCACCAGGTTGTTCATGCCGGCGGTGACGTGCACGGTGTAGGTACCGAGCTTGAGCTTCTTGCCGTCGTTGCCAACGCGACGAAAGTCTTCGTCCTGCTGGCACTCTTCAACCGGCCGCCCGTCGGAACCTTGGTGCTTCACGAAACGCCAATCGACGGTGGGTGTGACCTCTCCCGTCTTCTCGTCCTTGTGCTCGATCTTGTGGGCCGACTGCTGTCGCAGGCGGATACCCTCTTCGTGCACCAGCTTCAATGTAACGCTCATCCTCTCACCCCTTTCGCTCGTGCGAGTAAAAATTTCACCATCTCATCAGCTCGGCCCTTCATAGACTCCATCATCCTATCTATGTCGGCATTGTTGTTGCCGTACTTGAAGAACCACAGCCTCTTGCCGCTTGCGTCAACCAACAAAAACGCGCCCTGACAGCGGAACGTATACTCCAGTACGTGTATAGGCGTTACCCGCTCCACACACCACCATGCGTCGCCATCTGTGGGTCCCAGCTGAACCAGGGTACGCCACCATCAGCCGCTGGCGGGGCCTTCGCCACCTCGTACCCGCTCATCACGTTGTAGCGTGAGGCGTCCATGAGGTGATCGTTCTTCTTGATCACGACACCCTTCTCGTCACGACGGTAGAGGCGCACCTCTTTGAACCAGTTCGTCAGCGTGCTGAAGATTCTCAGCTGCTGCGTCGAGAGCATGTCCCAGGTCGTTATCAGCCCGGACACGACGGAGTTGTCGGCCTTGCTGACGTTCAGTCCGAGGTTTCGGTAGGTGTCGATCAGCAGCTCACCGTCGGTCCCGCGCGCCTTCTCGGCGGCCGGGTCAATCACTCCGGGGACCCACTTCCCGCGACGGTTGATCGCTGCAACGTGTACGGCCGGGTCAGCCTGGCCGCGGTAGTACTCGTCGTACGCCACCGCCGGGTGCCGCACATTCCCTTGCGCGTCCTTGAACGGGTTGTCGATGTCCCACGCGAACCAGATCACCGCGGTGCAGTTCCAGCCTGGGTCCATCCCGTACGAGCGCGGCCAGTGCCGTGGGATGTCGAACGGCTGGATCATCATCACGCTCTCGGGGATCGGGTAGATCGCGCCGACACCGTGACCGGGGATACCAGACTTACGCGCCTGCAGCTGCCACGGCGGGATGCCGGCGAGAATTTTCTTCTTCTCCGATTCGGTTATATGCGGGATATCATCCATATCTAAAAAAACACACGAGCGGGACACTACAGCACCGCTATACAGGGTTTGTGCTGTGGTCTACGATTTACCTCACTCATCGACGACCACCTCCTCTTCCTCGGTGTCCCACCCTTGAGCCGCTACTGCGTCCGGTTCCGGCGACAGCTCCGGCATAAAGCTGATCATCAACTCAGAGACCCCCAACATCGGGGTCTCTGTCAGGCACAGCGTGCCGTTCGGCTCGCCGGGGACCGTGCTCAGCAAACGGAGCAGGCACTCGGCGTAAATTTCCAGTTTCGGCTCTTCGTCCAGGTGGATACGGTGCTGGCGCGTGCCCTGGAAGGCTTCGCGACCCTGGTCGTATGACTTGAACTGCAGAGTCGACAATCCGCCGGTCACATGGCGCACGAATACGCTCTCGAACGCGTCCGCGAGCCCGTGCTTCACCGTCCGGCGCACTAAAAGGTCGCCCGGGATCATCCCGGTCCCGTACATCTGCTCGACGCCCGGCTTCCCGCAGAGTTTTTCCTGCAAGATGTCGCGCGTGTTCTTCGCAGTGTCCGTCGCGACCCACATATCTACTGGGTGCGTGAACCTTCGGCCCGGCCACCAGTCCGGGTAGAGCCCGATGAGGTGCAGGACGTCGGCGAAGCACCCGCAGTGCGTCTTACCTGTACGGTTTCCGCCGAACAGCGCAATTTCATCGTACGTCCGTTCCAACGCGAAGAACTTCATCTGCTTCGGGTAGTGCTTTCTACCCAGCGGGCAGTTCTTCAGGGTCGGGTGGTCACTCGGATCCTGAAACGAGGTCACTATTTGGGTCATCGCCCCTATCTGTGTCCTCTGGCTCAGGTTCTGGATCAGCTTTAGCGTCTGCTGTAGGCTCAACGACTTGATATTCTGCTTCGACAACAGACTCTTCAGCGTGTCCGGAAGCGGTGAGTAGACCCTGTCGATCAAGTCCTTGTAGGATTGTGGTAAGTTGCGCATGTGCTTGGTCCAACGTCAGGTTTTGCTTCACGTTGAGGTCCATTTTCAGGCTCTCACCGTACTTTTCCGGGAAGAAATTTGCGGCGACACGCCCGAGCATCTTCGCGTCACCCTTTATAGCGGCGGCGCCGGCCGCGTGGTCGAACACGGCCCGCGCGATCTGCGTGGCTTCGTCAAAATCTCGTTGAAAGTCCGCGTTGTCGGCCAGCTCCCGGTGGAACTGCACGTTGGTGACACCTACCGAGCGCAGCGCCTGCTTCATGTCCGCCGTGTTGGCGTACGTGAACAGGAAGCTCTTCCGCTTGCTGTCGTCCCAATCAAAAAATTCCGATATCTCCTGGGTCCGAGCGATGCCCAGCTCCTCTTCGAGCCGGTTCACTGCGGCGCGGAACGTTTCGTTCCAGCTCAGTATCGCCAAAAACTCTGACTCAGTGCGCCCGCATGCGTCGGCGGCGAGCGCGAAGTCCTTCAGGTCCGCGTACTTCGTGAGGAATAGCTTCTCAGCAGAGCTAGGCTGAGGCGGGCCAGCAGTGACAGCGGCAGTGCGGCGAGTGTAAGGACGAGCAAAGCCGTCAACACCGCGAGGAGTATCCAGTTCAGGGACACCCTTACCGTAGACCGGAAGCCGGCCGCCATCAATCCGTGTACAGTCGACGCAGTGGCTGGGGTTCGACGCATATCGCGCTGCCCTGTGGCCGCGGACGCACGGCTCTCCGACCCAAAAATGTTTCCAGCCGCGCCCCTTCGCCTCTGCGAGAGGGACGAAGCGCGTCGGCATGTGATTGAACAGGTCCGGCTTACCGTCGCGCAGTGGCGCTACGGTTTCCGGCTTGATCTTCGGCCACTTACCCCACTCATACTTGGGGTTCTCGGTGTCGCTCACGCGCGTGTCCAGCTCTCTTCGCCGCTCATAAAATTATTATGTCTGTCGTACCCTGCAGAGCGCTGCCACATCAGGCACTCGTTCAGGGACTCGTCTGGATCGATGCTATAAATCGCCTGCTGCCAAACAAAGGCAAGGTGCCCGATCCCTGGGAACCCGATCCGGTCGAAGTCGACGAGCGTAATGTTTCGAAACGAAAATTCTACGACGTCCCCAGGCTTCACAGTCATTGGGATTATCGCGCCTGTCTCAGGTCCGTCCTCGAACCACAGCGTGCGTCCAGAGAGATTGCTCTTCGTGAACTTCATTACCTTACCACCAGGGCCAATCACTGGCGCACCTGCATCCATCTCTTGCTTGAACGCGGTCTTGCGTCGCTGGCGGCGGCCGTAGCCTACGGCCACGATCACTCCCTTATGAATTTCAATTCCCGGAGTCAGTAGCGTGGGGTGCACATACGGCAGAATTTTTAATAGTACTCGGTCGCGTAGTACGTGGACGCGCTGCGCAACCTCTTCGAGTTCGGGCGTGAGGATCATAGTGTCTCCACGCAGTCAATGTCGGAGTCTCGCATAATACGGATAGCTTTACCGACGCCGTATTGGCTGTCCATCCCAGCCGTCGCTGAGAATGTAACTCGGTCTCCGACCTTAGTCTCCATCGGTGCACGTTCGCCGAGCGGAAGCATGCGTCCCGGCCCGACCGCGATCACTTCGCCGCGCAGGATCTTTTGCCAATCCGGCAATTTAATGACCCCCTCAGCCTTATCCAGGAGCGCCACCGCCACTAGGTCATTCATCAACTTCTGTCGAAACTCAAGAGTCATATCCGTTACCTCACATAACGAAAATTAAAAATTTGGCGCGCCCCCGAGGTTTCCCTCGCTACATCAGTCCACGGTGTAGCGCACCGTGAAAGAGCGCATGGAATTAATACGTGAGCCCGCTCACCGTCGCGAGCGCGCACAGCTCGATTATCGCTACCACGGATGTTCCGGTGCACACCTGGCCCGAGACGGAGTCGGTGTACGTGAACTGCATACCTACCTGGCAGAGCTGCGAGCCGATGTACGGGAACGTCATGTTCCACATCGAGGCGAGGCACTGCAGGTACATGCTAGAGGCGAACGCCGGGTACGTGAACGGCACGCCGGCCGTGCCTACCGCACCGGCAGGTGTCAGCGTCGTCGGGCCGGCCATCACCACGCTGTTCGTGATGTCGTCGATCTCTATGCTGATCGAGATCGGGACAACCGGCGTGTTCGTGTGGTCGACAAACGCCAGATCCATGAAAATATCGTTGCCAGGGTACGCCTTTACATTGGCGTACGGCAAAATCGGCTGACCCTGGAGATATTTATTTCCGATTACCATAGACTACCGCCAGGACCGGTCGATACGGATCCCGCAGTAGCAGAGCCCTATGCGAACTCGCTGGAGGATGATCATCGCATCTTCATCTTGCGTTCGCCGCTAGGTCCCTTGAACTCCATCGGGCGCTTACCAGAGAGAACGTGCTTCGCGCGTGCGTGGACGGCGGCATGCTCCTTCGTGGTCATGTGGCCCGAGACCCAGCTGTCTGTCGCCTGGCGGAGCGTGCTCTTGGCATTTTCCTTCATGAGCTTGTGCTCGGTCGGGGCCTTGTACGAGGCCAGCTCGCCGTGCTGCTGACCCTGCTCCGTGACGGAGTGCTCTCCGCCCGTGACCTTGTGGTCGCCGCGACCCTTCTTGGTCTTCGGCTTCACGGCGCGCTTCTTGTCCTGACCCTTCGGGGTCTTGCTGATGCCGAGGATGGCACCGAGCATGGGGGCGATGTCCGCCATATTATTTCCCTGTCCGCATGTAGTTGTCGGCCTTTGGTCCGTGGGACTTGCCGATGTTGGGGTACTTCTTGTGCACGGCCGCGCGCACGCGCGCCTCGACCGGCTTCCCGCTGGCGCGGGCCAGCGCGTTGCGAGCGTGGCTCGCATCTTCGATGGGGTACGAACGGTCCGGGCCGGCAAAGTTCTTGCCGGCGATCTTGTTTCGTGCCGCCGCCTTCAACTTAGCCACCGCAGCCGCCCTGGCCGCCTGTGATCTCTAGGTAGGCTGGTGTAGCAAACAGACCACTCGCTATGAACTGCAGCCATGCGCCGATGCCGTCAATGTAAACGGTCTGACCGACGTTGACGCCGATCTCGTTCGCTACCGGGGT